ACAGATATTTGATGTTATGTCTAATCATGTTTGGGAGAAGATAGGAAATGATGCACTGTTTAAACCAACAGGGCAAATGCAATACCAAGATGGAAATCAAGCCTCAAATTATGTATTGACCTCTGATGTTGATGGAAAAGCTAGCTGGCAACCAGCACAGACTGGCGGAGGCGGTAACACGTGCTCGTTCATTAATATAGCAACATATACTGCTGGTGTCCCTACTACTTTAGTTCATGGATTAAATAGCACAAACTTAGTAGTTGAATTAATTGATGTGACGACTAATGAAAGTGTTGAAACTCTAATTAGTAATTATCAAGCAAACTCTATAGATATTACGACGACAACTACTGTCGCAAGTTTAAAAGTAATCATATTATCTGGAGATTGCACAGGAGGAGGCGGAGGAACAGGTTCTGGCTCAACAAAGGAAGTTCATAATTTTACAACTATTGCTGGAGTTCCACAAATTGTTCCACATACTTTAAATACATTAGACTTCACATATACAACACGAGAAGGAAATATTATACTCGATGTTGATTTGGAGATATTAGGACTAAATAGCGTACTAATAACGACAACCTCCGATGTTGTATTAGGAACATTAATAATTATTGGATAATCATGGCAGACTCTAAACAATATAGCGATTTAAAAGTATATGGAAATATAACTGCTGAATCTATTGAAATATTCGGACACTATTCTCTACCATCGGTAGATGGAACAAATGGTCAAATAATATCAACAAATGGCTCAGGTGTAATAACATTCGTTGATCCAGATTCATTAGGATTAATTGTGAAATCAAATTTTATTCCAGGCATCGGAACTACTTGGCAAAGCGTAGGAGCAAATATTAAAGTCAATGTTAGTTTATCTCCATTTTCAACTACTAATTTAACAGAGGGTTCTAATCTATACTTCACTAATGAACGAGTTGATGATAGAGTTAATGATCTTATACGAAATGGAACTGGTATTTCATGGATATATTCAGATGGTGGAAACAGTTTAACTCCAACTATATCATTGGCTCCATTTGATACAGACTCATTATCAGAAGGAGCTGCTAATCTATATTACAATAATGAATATGTAGATGATAGAGTTTCAGTATTATTGAGATCTGGATTAGTAGGAATTGATGCAACGAATCCAATTGTCTGGACTTATGTAGATGGACTAGGACAGTTAGTTCCAACTATATCATTAGCTCCATTCGATACAGATGCCTTATCAGAAGGAGCATCAAATTTATATTATGATGATGAATTAGTTGACGATAGGGTTGCAACTCTAATAACAAATTCAGCAACTATTACGTGGGTGTATGATGATATTCTAGGTACATTGACTGCAAGCTCTGCCGCCGGTATTACTGGAATAGGTACATATTATGATGGAGCATATATTGGTATTCAGCCTGCTTTGAATTTTACAACAGGTAAACACATGGAATGGCAAATATCTGAAGATTCATTCAATAATAGAATAAATGTAGGATTAAATGCACTAGTCTCAATCGAAGCCGCCGACGATACACAAATAACTGCACCAATTGCTGGTGAACACTTAGTATTTGATGGAGTCAGATGGATTAATTCAAGTTCAGGAGTAGCACCAGAAGTATTAGAAGATCTAGATGATGTTTTCTTTGGAAGCCCAGGCCCGCAAGATGGAGATCATTTAATATATGAAGGAGGATTATGGGTTGCAGAACCTAGCGAATCTAATAGAATGACTGAAGTTACTTCTACACCATATATTATTATAGATTCTGACCGATATATTTCACATCAATATTCTAAAATCGGAACCTCTGCTATTTACTTGCCATTACTTACTTCAGATAACCATGGAATTGAGATAACAATAAAGGATGCAAGTTATAGTGCAGCTTCAAATAATATCGCAATTTATCCAGGAGGAGTGCTTGATAAAGTTGATGATAATGGTGCTGGCATTCTTATTTCAACAGATGGCGGGTATTATTCATTTAAAGCAAATTTCAATACTAATAACTGGGAAGCATATTAATCGAAATCTAAACTAAGATCAAAATCAAAGTATGCAAATTTAGCAGTAAATGTTCTGAATTCTGGAACAACTGAACTGTATGATAATTTGAATCCATCTACACCTGTTAAAATAGGTTTCTTAAATAAAATAGATGAGACAATATATCCTTGATTATCTAGTAAAGCTAATCTCATTGGATCAAAGGTCTGCTTCTTATTCTTGAAGTCTAAGAAAATATCTGCATTCTCTTTGAATATGAAGTAATTCAAATACGCATCAGTAAGTTTAAAAGTTATTTCTAAAGTCCTCTTATGTAAATCAATAGGTTGTACTGAATTCTTATATTCTTGTTTCTTACCTAATACTCTGGTTTGAGTAGCAACATCCATGTTCCAACCTGGAAAATCTATACTTTGGATAGTTGCTGACATGAATTCACTAATAGTATCATATGGAACTATTAAGCTCTGGTAATACTTTTTATATTTCTCATTTATCTCAGGTGCAAAGAAGTCATCTGGGAAAAGAATAATAAAGCCATTCTGTCTTGCGTTTAGTAACATATCTTAAATATTTATTCTGCTGGTGGATGATCCTTATCAACGAAGGTATCTCCAGTTTTTGTACTTTCGCCTTCAATTCCTTTACGTATATTCCAATGATCAATCTTGTTTCCTTTATACATTTTAGAATGCTCATCGAAACTAGGAAAATACGTCTCCATGTCAATTATGATATTGTGCTTAACCGTTGTATCATCATCATATGTAAATTGTGACTTTTCTTCAACTGATCCAGAATCAGGAAATGATATTCCTGCAGGTATTCTATTTCCTCTATATTGAAAATATCTGACAGTATTCTTATGATAGAATCCTAGAATTCGTTCTATTATCTTGAACATCTTATTTAGGTTATCACTCTCTATTTCTATGTTGAATCTTAGAGTCATCGGTAAAACATATAATCTGGCTGAGAATGCCTTTAATTTCTTTTCATCATTTACTCCTTTCTCTTCTTGATTAAATGAACCTCTAACGAATTTATTAGTTATGTCTCCAGTTCTAATTGAGAAGTCTTGGAACTTAATAATTCCTCTAGGTAACTTCTCATAATTTCCTTCTGCTATGCTAGGATAATTACAATCACTTGGGAGACCCATAAAGAAATCCTTCATGAATCCTTCATCTCGTCCATAGTTATAAAAGAATGGAACAGGGTGTTTAGTAATTGCTCCATCTCTTTCAAGCTCAATAATTACTTCGTTATTAAGAAGATCAATCAGAGTAGCTGCCGCATTTCTAAAGAAAATGTCTTGTACGTTACTATTTCGAATATTTTGATTCTCTGGTAATTGCATACGTTACTTATTTTTGGCTATGAATGGAACATTCAATTGAGGCTTACAATTATCAATGAAGATAAGCATAGACTCGTCTTTTATATATTGCTGACTAAGTATGAATTCATGCTGTTCTTCTTGTAAAACAGTATTGAATAGCCTTAGATTTGAAATCTTGATATTAGATGCAGGTAGTGCGTAAAATGTTTCAAGTTCATATTCAGAAACTGCTAGTGACCTCTGTGAAGAAAGTATTTGTCTTAACCCTGAATGATTTATGATATCAGAAGGATCTTCAGTTATTTCATATACATAAGTCGCTGCTTGTTTAAATTCATTAGAAGCAGATGCAATAATTGCATGCCATTCTCCTGATTTGAAGTCAGTTATTAGAAGCACAGTCACATTAGTATTTAGTGTAGTTGTTATTGTGAGGTCTCCTTCTGATGCACTTGCTGAATATAAAGCAAAAGTAGCTTCGATCTTCATTCCTTTACCTGTTTCTGGATCATATCCATCAATTAATTTAACGACTGATCCATCTGCTGGTACATTAAATAGGCAAGTAAAGGTAAAGTTCTGAGCATCAGTTAAATTGAATCTAGGATTAGCTTCATAAATTACAGCAGTTTGTCCTGTTAAAAAGCTTACGAACGTTTCTCCGCTGATATCTTCAGTCACTACATCTTGTTGTTTAGTATATGATAGATCTCGATATGATTCTATTCGAATATATCTCCCAGCTTCAGATTGGCCTATGTGATCTGGTATAGTATCATATGGTCCACGTGTTCTTATATATTTAGTAGAAGTTCCTTGAACGTTCTTATCTCCAGTAATTAATGCACCGTTTCTCCAAGTCTTATAAATATCGCTATTTTGGTATGCGATAATTACGTCATTCGATACAGTTAATGTATCATCTAAACTTTGGAGATTCTCCTTATTCATAGACTCACGTAATGCTGGAGTGTCGTTAGTTAATTTATAGTTCTGATCCTCAGATGGAACTCGAACTAAATCATAATAGTTCTCAATAAGACTAGCAAAGTTGTAAGTATATTTCAACGGTTTTAACGATATGTCAGGATGCATCGCTCTTCTAGCGTTATCATATGATTGAGAGATGGTCTGAAACTGCTGAGGGAGTGTGGCGTCCTTCATAGCGTCCTCAATCTCTTCTGCAAATAGTTCCTCTCCGCTTACGATTACATTGTCGAGAAAGTGACGGGATTCATCGGTAAGCAACATGTCAATATTAGGATTATACTTCTTAAGTTGTATTTTCCAGAAGGTAGGAGACATCATGAATCCTCTATGTAGATATGATCCTTGGATCTCATACATTCTATTGATTAATGGAAAGTATAGGAAGTCTCTTTTTCTAGGTTCTGATTTTACTCCAAATATTGATTGAAAGTATCTGTGATCTAAATGAACTTCAAATGGCATTTCAAAATCTATACCGAATTCTCGATATTTTGGCATATTACTTGGGAATGCATTCTTAGGAACTGCGACTTTAACACATTTCATATCCACATTCTTGTAGATTGTCCACTCCTTAAAGATGTAATCTCCACTCGTTGAATCTGGAACAGTTCTGAAATATACAACTTCATGTCCATAGATCACGTTAGTAAAATATGAAAGTTCATTGAATACTCCTACTGCTGAGTCCACATCATATGGTCTAAAGGTAGGATCGCTCGTTGCTACAATTGATGTACACTTTTCATCAGAACACATTACTACTGGAGATATCACATTTGGAATAGTAACAGGTGATTTGAATCTCAGTTTTATTTCATTGATTGATAATGTTGCGGGTAATTCAGACATAGACCCATCATCATATTTGTACTTAATCTCGAAATAATATCTCTCATTCTTATCAAAGCTAATATCATCAGCCGTCATTAAATCAGTAGGCGATAATTCATACCATAATGACCAATCTAATCTGTTCCTAGAATATCTAAAAGTTCTAACAAGATTAGTTAAATCTAAAGCAGACGGTGAAGTTATCATTAGGTCTTCTTCAAATAACGTTATTCTTGATATCCCTTTAACTGGTTCAGTAGTTGAGAATATTCTATAATTCTTACTGAACGTTATTGAGTTGCTATCGCTGTTAATTAGAAGCTTAACTGTAGTGTATGCCATGAATGTTGACTTTCATTTAGTTTATTTATTTGGATTTTTAATTTAAACTCAGTCACACTTCCTGAGTAGAATAAATAAACAAAAGAGACTTATCACATGTCTACGCCAGCATTCATATTAGATCCACTATGGATCACCAAAGGAGATTACCTTGATTCTGAAAGAATAGACTATGTTCTATTGGATGCCAGCATGAAATATCGAGATGCATTAGATGACGATATTCTAGACTATTTTTACGAAATTATGTTTCACTCATTGAATCTGAATAATTTAGCTACGAATGGAACTATTATGAATCACAAATTCAAAGATGTTCTTTCTAATCCTAGATTAAAGGAGATACGTGATAATCTCAAGTCAGTATATCAAATAAAAGATGAAACTACTGAGATCTTTAAGAATGCTAATTTCGTATTCCTTAATATCCTTCTAGAATACATGACATTTGAACTTGAAATATATGACAAGTTGAAACTCTTTTATAAGAACCAGAGATTCCATAAAAATCGAGAAATATTCATCGTAACTAATATGATGGGTGAGAAAATATACAAGATTTGGAAACTATCTGAAGACCGACGTAAATCTCTAGGTTACTCATTCGCTAAGATTAGAGATATAGAAGTACCTGAAATACGTGAGAATATTCTACCTGAAGAAATAGCTAAATTAAATGATCCACGATTAAAGCATCTAGAGAGTAATAAGAATCTATGCTTCGTGATAATCGAAGAAGAAACAAATGAAGATCTAGCTGCAGTCGTAGTTAAAGACACCATTCTACTCAATAAAGGAATAGCTAAAGGATTAAACTTTGAGACTAATATTATTGAAGAACTTTATCGACTCCTATGGGGAGAAAAAGTAATGCCCTTTACATTAGATCAATGGGTTCATGATAAGATTTAAACCAATCTGTCAATTCTACCAATTATTCCGTTTATTTGATTTATATTTATGAAATAATGCTGCCATAATTCTATATCATCGCCAGCCTCTAATTCAAGTACCCAAGAAAAAGAATTAGTTATGTCAGCTGTACGTATATCTTGAAATATTGGAGTACCAGTAGTAGGATCATCATTGATATATAATCCAAGGTCAGTCCAATCACCAATATTACTTAATCCTGCATGCTGAAAGCTAAACAAATATGTTCCAGAATATTTAGGACTAAATCTACTTAAAGACCCACCAGTTTTAAATTCATCATTTACATCGCCAGTATCATCAAAGTCCATTAGTTGCTCGGGATTACCTCCATTTACTTCAGTTTGAAGACCACCAGTCAACCCAATATGGGTAAATCGTGGTGCTCTGATATCTGCCGCAATTGCTAGATTTCCCATAACTCCTAGCTCTCCGCCGACTGTTGCTGATTGACTCATTTGAACATCTCCACCAAATTTAGAGTCTTTAGTAACTGTTAAACTATCAGTCCTTAGTGATTCTATATGAGCACCACCTGTATAAAAACCATCAAAATCAACAGCAATTAAGGATTCAACATCATTTTCATCAGTGAATCTATCAAGAGCAGCGACGTATATATACTTTCCAATAACGATAAACCTATTTCCTCTAACTGTAAATCCAGTATCTGGATCAAGTAATTCTTTACTCCATATTAAGTGCAGTTGTGAACCAAGTAGAAAAGTTCGATTTGTTATATCAAATTTGTAAATAGTTGACATCCAAAATTCATCTCTAGTTAAAATATATAAACTGTTTCCAATCAGCTTCATATCTAATATCATCCGGTTAGATGGTATATTAATAGCATCTGAACCTAATTGTGGATAACTGAACTCACAATCTGGATAATTAGTCTGTAGTCCATTTACATCCTTTGTTGAGTAAACGACTAATTTATTACCATAACCGACGAATATTTCATCTCGACTTGCACATATTGCACCATGTCGATGTACATTAGGAAAATTGACTTCATCTACGCTTGATGTTAATAAAGTAGTAGCAGATTTACCAATATATTGTAATGACTTAGACGAACCATATCCGCTATCTAGTTCTCTAGTAGTAAAGGCTTTAACATCGATTACTATGTCATTCGTTGGATTAGTTCCAACATTATATTCAGTTGTCTCTTGTTCCCAATTTAAAGTATAGATATTTTCACCAACGATATCCATATCCATAATTGCATGTCTAGGATTTTCTAAAGGATCCAATGTAGTTGGGGCAATTGCAAATGAAGATACTGCTGGATTTTCAGGGTCAGATACGTCTACTGAAACGACTCTACCGTCGTAGTTGATTCCAGCTAAAGTATATGAATCACCTGGTGTATTGAAACCATGTAGATTATTAGTTCCGACTATTGCATGATTTCCATGCATCATAACTCGATATGCACTAGTTAAATAAGTTATATCAGATGCAGGATCACCATCCCAACCGATTTGTCCTACTCTTTTTAATCCATAATCATTATGTTCATTTGTTTTAAGTACTTGAAAATAAGTATGATCATATTTATCATTAAAGTGCGAAGGAAATGTAGTATTTGCTTCATCAGTTAATCCACGTTGTTGAGTATTAACTACACAAATATATTCACCAAAACTAGCCGCGTCACTTGCACCAGGGCCAATCGGATTAGTATAATTATATGGCTGTGGACAGACACCTACACCGACACTAACGGTATTAGGATAAGTTCTACCATTAAATTTAACATAATTAAAGCTAGTATAATTGTGTCTAGATTTAATATCAGTAGGGTCATCTATATTGAACCTATTGAAATATCCATAATTATTAACCAAATCACTAGAACTTGCCGTTTTTACAAATGGGCTTCCAGATACAGTATATACATCAGTACCAATAACAGCTATTCCCATATGTCCATAATGATATGATGGTGCACCCTTTTCAGCTATTCCTGTATTTTTCTCAGTAGGAGCTGTGGTTCCTAATTGAATAATATTTCCACCATCTTGCCATAGCTCATCGTTTAAATAAATCGAAACGATGTTTGCAAGGTTGTCAACCATTATATACTTATTATCAATATTGTATTGAACATATCCAGTATCAGCTGGAAATCTTCCACCATTAATAGTATTGTCAATAGATAATCCGATTGTTCCTAATGCTCCTGATCCATTAAAGGCAATGCCATCTACTTTAGTAAGTTCAGTAAGTCCAGCTAATTGGTCAATTCCATATCTAGAGCCAATATATGTTGTAGCAGTTTTATGAACAGTCAATAATGGATTCACGTCATATAAATATTTCGGTGTAGTGAATTTAAAAAGACCGTTCATTGTTTGATTAGGATCAAGTGCAATGCCATCAGGAACTTCTAATGAGAAATCCATAAGTGTATTGTATTCTTGAGCAGGATGAACAGAACCTACATTCTTATAGAATTTACCTTTAAAGTTTTCAAAGATTGTAGATAATTCAACATCACCGCCTGTATTAGTATATAATGATCCTAGCTCTATGTGATACCTACCAGTCGTCGCTAGTGTATGATCAACAGAAAGAGCTAAAATTGAATTGAAGAACTCATCAGTATTTGGAAAGCTTATTCCATTTACTTCTGGTCCTGGAGGATTAGCATAAGTTAATGCTCCATGTAAAGCATCTTCATCCCAATTATTAAGAAGAAGTATATCATTTTCTACACGAGGTCCATTCACACCAAGTGCATTATCTGGATTATCTCGATTATTGAATAAAATATATCGATCATCATCTGGCGAACCGACTCCGAATCCTCTAATAAATGGTGAAGGCGAAGCTAGTAAATAATTATTGATTATGTTAGAAATATCTGCTACAAAAATCCAAGCAGTTCCATCATATTGCCATATAGCCAGATTCGTAGAATCAAGGTACATATCTCCACTTATTAAATCAATAGGGAAGGTAAGAATATTAGGATCAGCTCCAGCATCTACAAACCAGGTTGCTCCTCTTGGTCCTGGATCTCCATCGATTCCGATTGGACCTAATCCGCCTAGTCCTCCTAGTAATCCGCGAATACCCTGTTCACCAATACCTAACTCCAATAATCTATTGAAGTTCCAGTTGGTCTTATCAACATGTATTTCTTGTGAGTCAGATGGAAATAATTCCTTTAAGTTAATTCTAATTGGCATCTTTAGATAAATTTGATTTTAATCTTTGGACTAATCTTCACACCAGCTCCAAAGTTCTTTTGAATAGTGTATTTGAGGATCAATCTATCTGGTTTATTTATTCCAACAGTTTTGATCCTTGAATAACCTAATTCAAAACGATCAGCATCAGTTAAGAACTCGAATGAGACGGTATTTGGATTACCTTCTTCGCTTGAGGTTATTGATGCATCACGAAGTTCATAAAACTCTACTTCTTGTACTTCATAAAGTTTAAGAAGATTTAGTTTAATATAATCGATTACATATTCTTGGATTGATCCATATGTTCCAATATACTGAGTATCATTTAATAGGTACTCATTGAACTTATCTTCAATTCCATTATCGATAAAGTAATTCGTAATAATGTTGTTTATGTTTAAATATCCTTCAACAGTATTAGTAGTTTCTTTTGCTACCATTTCAATTTGATCTAAGTCGACATCTGCTAGACTCTCTGATTCAGTAAGCGTAACTAAATCCAGCATCTCTAATTCAACTTCGTCCGGTAGAATTACAAGTTTACTTATGAAACTCTCATCTTCTTCTACCCTAAGTGCTCCAGAAACAGGAACATGATCTTTTCTATTTATATATTTATGATGGAAGCCCCAGTCCCAATTACTACTCATTAAGAAATAGTTAGAATTACCTATTGCAATCTCATCGATCTTAGGATACTGTGGAGTATATATATCGTCTGATTCTAAAGTAAGAATCTTAGAGTCAGCCACTTTGATATGATTGAAATTATCTAAACTCAATAGATTAGAAATATTCGTGTTCAATCGAGTGTTACCGAGAGCAATATCCTCAATATCATTATATTTGAAGTAGAACTTCGATCTAGTAAATAGGGCATCTCGAACAACAGGCTCAAATTCTCCTTTGTACCTGTTTAAATCAAGAGTATTATCTAATCTAGCTTGTTCATAAACATAACCAATAGTTGTATTTCCAGAATACTGAGACGGCTTATCATCATCTGAAATTGAGATAACTTGACTAGTTTTATTGATCTCACTTTGATCAGCAAGTTCTGCATAATATTTTGAGGATGGAACAATTACGGTATTTCCATTCACATCGTACTCGTAAGATTCATATTCAATAATTGGGTTCAGTTCATTTACATACTTCTTAAATTGACCAAATGCTAATTTAGAGAATAGTCTCTCATAGTATTGTTCTCCACCCATTAATACGAAGAATGCATAACTGTTCTTAACGATATTCTCGAAAGTAGGAGACAATGGTAGAGTTTGAACGAATCCTACATATGGGCTTATTCCAGTCGGGATAATGATTCCTATATCTTCTGGAAAATATAATTCTGGGTGACTAACAAATTCATCAAAACTTTTATTTATTGGATTATAACTAGTAGCTGATGAGCCAGATATTAAATCAATGAAATAATGTTGGCCAGTATTAGAATCCCGATATCCAATTATCATATTAGAGGTAGGATTAATTATTTCGTCAGTTAAGAAAGATGGATAATTTGGTATATATGGGCTATCTACTCTTACTAAATTCTCAGCAAGTACTGGACTATATATGTTAAGTTTACTTGATAATCTTACATTAGAGAAATGATCTAGTTTTGCATTATATTTCTTGTTCTTTACTGCATATAAAATAGTATGACTTAAATTAGCAATAGGTAATCCATTTACTATATCGAAATCAAATCGATAATCACCATATATTGTCTCAAATGGAAGACCTGGTGCAAATGCGCCTGGATAACCTGGATTAGTTAAAAATACATTATCTGCAGGAACAGCAGTATCTAAAATATTGCTAGTGACGACCGTTGGAACTCCATTATTGGCTTTCCAATGTCCAGCTATTTGAGAAAGATCACCAACTGCTATCTCAATAACAACTACAATGAATTTGAACTCTTTATGTTCAATGAATCTATATCTGATTGGAGGTTGTGATGGATCTCCCCAATTCTCAAGAACAGGTTTAAGTATACAGCTGAATTTATAGTCAGTAAATCTACTAGTCTTGTCTTTAGATATAGGCTTACCGTCTTCTCCTAAATCATTCTCATCATTTACATCTTTGAATAAGACTTTGAATCCTTTGAAGAATGCTTCAAATTGTCCAGCTTTATTCTTATAAAGTCTAGAGTATCTAAATTGAGTCTCAGCAATATCTATTGGGTCACCATCTCCATTTACTCCGAACTGAGGAGTATATGTGAAGTAATTCAAGAAATAATCAGGATTGTTTAATAAATCTACTTCATTTAATGGATTATCAAAATAATAGTCATTCTTCTGCATCGCTTCTAATGCATCAGCATAATTAAATTTACTTTCAATATAGAACCATTCGTGAGTAAAGTTATCTGGATTTTGAGATAAGTCAGTATGATCTGGAGAAAAGTTATTTCTTCCAAATACAATCTCAGTGTTTAATCGATATGGGTTACTTCGTGAATCTTTACCGTCTTTAATTGCCCATTTCGTTATATATGGAAGAATCTTAGATCTAAGTGCAAAATCACTAGCCTCATTTTCTTTGTAGAAGTCATATTCAGTTTCGCTTAGTCCATTTATATATTTCGTTTTAAGAGCAAATTCAGTAGATTCATCGTCTGCTATTACTTTTTCTGGATCCTTAAGTATTGAGAATCCTTGGAAATTAGCTAATTCTGAATTTTCATCTATTATTCCAGTAGTATAAGAAGCAAGTGGAGCAATAAAATCATCATCAAATGAAACTAGTGGATTTCCAGAAACAATATTATATGATGTCTGGGCAGGTACAGTAAATGTAGGTATTACTGGAATTCCTGGAGCTGAAGCTAACTCAATAGTACCAGTTCCATATATTTTATATGAAATGCCAGGTTCAAGTAATTCTACTCCTTCTGGGATATAATAATCTTTATAGAAGTCAATAGTAGGAAAGTTCAAGTATTTACTACTTAAGAAGTCAAAGTCTAGATCCTTTATTGGAAATAGCGAAAGTAATCCAAAACTAGGTCTGAATTTCTTACGTATTAAGAATTCTGTGTAATTGATACTCGGTTCATCATCTTCGACTAGTGTAATTACTATTTTCTCATTATACTCTTGAATAGCCTTAGTAACACCAGCAGTAGTTGCTAAATTACCTTCTGTGACTAAGTCAACATAACTTGCAATTTTACTTATTCTTGACCAAGTATTCTTAGTTTTTACGAGTATATTGTTGAATTCAGCATTAATCTTATCCAGATGTTTCCTATCGAGTATTAGACGATTGCCTACTGGCTTAGAACCACCTTTGAAGTAGATTATATTAGAAATCAAATCAGTTCCGTCTACGCCATCTACGTTGATTGAGGAGTAGTTTAGTGTTGGTGATTCTAGGCTAATCGCATGAAGATTATCAAATTCACCATTAGCATTACATTTAATGAAGACATGATCATTGAATGCGTATGCTGTGAATGTACGATTTCTCATTCCATTCATTGCAGTTGCAATTGCGGTAGCTATTTCAGATGGATATCCGCCAGCATTAAAGTAAAATACATCATATCCGACTGTATTATCTATGTCGTTCCAGATGTATGCATCACCAGAATTTGGAACTTCTGCATATCCGAGGACAGCAGTCAATAAATCATATTTTCCAGTAGAATCACTTCTAGTTCCTCGTGGATGATATATTCTAAGCTCATCAGCATGTGAGAAGTCAGAATTAATTTTTATAGCTTGATATGAATAACCCTTAGCATTAGTTCCAAAGCCTGTATCTTGTAAATAGATCTCCTTGCTTGGACCAAATAATGTCGATATATCTATAACAGTATCGCCTAATGTTATTTTACCAGAACCAGTCTCAGTATATCCTGACCCAACTGCTGTTGGATTAATAGGAACAGAACTTAATTCATACGTAAATGACTGAGCTGATATTCTAGTAGTAACGAAAGTTCCAGCATAATCTGAATCTAAGCTTTCTACAAAAATTAAAGTATTGTCAGGAATATCAATAGGATCACTAGTCGTAGCTGTAACTGTTGTCCCAACTGAGCTTAATGAATCAAGGGAAATTGGACTTTGAGTCCTATCAATTTCATATGGATCATTAGGCCTAGGAATATGTAAGCCACCTCTATTGTCTGATAGGTAATTAAAATATAGTGATTCTGAATCAGAAAATATATCTCTGAATTCTGACATATAAACTCCTAGATTCTTATATGGAATAACTACACCATCTGAATTACTTTGAGAAAGAATCGTTTCTTCGTTCTCATAATACAGACGTTTTAATGGTTCATTATTTGGCCAAGTAGAACGCTCAGAATAAGCACGATCTAAATCTATTTCTAATTTAGATAATTCAATACTATTTACATATACTCCCAAGTATCTATTGATCTCATAGTTTTTTGAAGTATCGTCATTAAATATGAATTCAAGATTTAGGATATTTGGAAATATTACCCCATTTCTTTCATAACCTTTAGTTATATTTTCTTCAAATGATTTTAATGGAGTAGAAGCAATATATTGATCATACATTAGTTCTCCTTTATTACCCATTACTCCAGAATCAATAACTATTCCATTCCATGTAGTATATTCGCGAGAATCAAATGAAACTGATAATGGACTAACTGGAAAATCAGAAGCTTCTTTATAGTCTCGTATATATTTACCTAACACAGAATCTGAACTTAAATCAAAGGTTTTAATAATTGAAGCTTTCTTAAATAGATCAATTAAGTATTCGTCTGAATTATAACCAGATTCATATTTTGTTTTGAAGGCATCAACTGAATGATTCATAGGATCCTTTAATTTAAAGATTACGAAATATTTAGGAATATCCTTCTTTAAATATAGTGGAGCTAAATATGAAAATCGTTCTTCATACTTACTTGATGCAAAATACTTAGCTCCACTAAAATAGTTTGAAAAATCAAATTGATCTTTAAAGTCTTTAGAGGTTTTAGTCGAATCTACTTTAGCAGTTGCATCAAAGATTATCTCATTTGGTGTTGCTCCACCTTTAAAAAATTGATAGATATTCGATGCTAGCGAGTGTGATACATCTATTGGAAATTTAGAATAATCATCTTTAGCTAGTTCTAAGTTAGCTGGTATTGCATTAAGCCAAAGTTCACTTGTTCCATTAGTAGTTAATTTAACGTTTCCAGTTAATTTTGGATTCGTTCTGACTAATTGGAAACTAGAATCTTCGCTTAGTACTTTAGTATATACGAGTTCTTTTGCCATTTATTTAGGTTAGAATGAAGTTACTGTTCCTTGTGATTGGACGATTGGTGCATCTAATGAAGTCTCTTTATTATATTGACAGTCGACTTGTATATCGAATGAGAATGGAGAGTCGTCCTTTAAGATAAGGTCTATGCCTATTCGTTTTTGATATTTAACATTAGTTAATGTCTCAGAATTTCTATAACCTCCAATATGCCCTAATTTGTCTGAACATCTATATTGAAATAATACTGGAATATTTATAGCATTTTCGCTACCGAAATCAATATCTTTAGTTGAACGAGCTGGGAAGTTTCCTTCTACTGATGCTGATTCATAACTTAGTGGGAACATATATAAATATGTTCCACATGTGAATTTTCCAAGTAAATATTCATCATTTTGAGTAAATCCTAATTTAATTGGATAATGTGACATATTTCTAGTAGCATTGTTAGTAGGAGTATTTGGTGTAATTCTACTTGCTTGTTTGTAATACTCTATACCAAATGAATCAACTCCTTCTGATATTGAGGTATTAAAATGTCTAGCTTGTGAAAAAGGAAGAGCTGCTTGTGGAACATTTGGAAAAGTACCAATAAATTCTGGCATAAATAGCTCAGATAGATTAGTACCAACTGTAATATCATATGATGCGCCTAATGTGGCTAATTTAGGGTGATCTTTGTGAATACTAAATTCACTTAAATATCCACCGCCTTGTGGAATATTATTCACATCAGTATATCCATTCCAAACATTAGTTTGAATAGTAGGAGATATATCAGTTGGGTCATATGGTAAGAAGTGTCCCCAATCTGTTGGAACTAAGTTAGTAAGTAAATAATTGTAAGTAGGAACTGCTGAATATGCAGTAGTGTCGCTTGGGAAATATAATTCCTCAGATAATCCATAATCTCTAACTCTACTATTTATATACTGACTTCTGACTTGTCCAGATTGTAGACTAGGAATTTGCTTAAAGTTTCCAATCTCTGGAACATCATTTCTATTAACACCTAATGGAACAATATCGTATCTACGATTAACGTGATAATCATCTGCTGGATTAGCAATAGGATCACTATCATTAGCTAACTGAGATTCTCCTCCAAATAATAATGATATTAATTGTAATTGAGTCGCTGAAGTGTTTTCAACAGATATAGTGTATTTTTTAGTTATTATGGCTCCATCTTTATAGATAGTAGTTCCACCAGTAGTATCTTTAATTTGATCACGATAGAATCCTGCAAATAATTTTACAGTATCGCCATTTTTAACAGTTGAAACATTTCCATTAGGATCAATTACTGAAACTTTAATTACGCCTGAATCAGTCGATAATGCTTTTTGAACTGCTTCTAATTCAGCAGTTACTGTTTTAAGCTTTTCATATAAATCGATGACATTACCTTCGCTTGTATAAAAACCACTAGCTATGTCTGGAGATAGGTGAGCAAAGAATCGTTCACCGGTAGTAAACTGATTCGCAATGTGAGTATCAACCCCTTTGTCTATTAAACTCTTTTCAAAATCTAGTCTAGATTTATCAGCAAACACTTTTTGAGCAATTACAGTTCCTTCTTCTTCAGAAGATATGTTTTCTGGGAAAGCTACTTGAACTGCTGCTGACCATTTAGATTCTACTGAGTTGTCTGGCCATCCTGCTTCAGATAGAGTCTTAACTTGAATTTCAACAATTTCTCCTTTTCTAATTGGAATACTTAGTTGATTTGTGTTTACTACATCAGAATCAGATACTTTCTCCTCTGCCCATTCATATAAACCGGTTGCTGGATTTAATTCTTTTATTCTAGGTTTAGTAAGCTCTTCTTTCCATGGAGAATATGACGCAGCTTTATCTGCACCATCAATATCTACAAATTTTTGTTGTGATGCTTTAGGTTGATTTCCAGTTTGGCTCAAATATCTATATCGATATTTAAACTGTGCAGCGCTTTGTGGACCATATTTACTAGTTAGTTTTGCAGGTATTTGCCAAAATCCTCTAACTGCATATTTCTTTTTAGCTACAAATTGTGGAGTAGTAGATAATTGTAGAGTTAGATTATTAACGACCGTCATTAAATTAGTCGTCTTCTCACTTCGCTCTATTTGAACTTCTTTAAGTTGTTTTTCAAGACGCTTAGATTCTTGTTTAGTTTTAGAAGTAGTTGTAATATTTGCTTTAATATTATCAATTTTCTTACTAAGCTCTTGGATCTCTTTCTCAGTAGCAGCTTTTTCTTTAACTGTGTTCTTAAGATTAATAATATTCTTATCGTCTTGGATATGCTGGTCGATCTGGACAACACTAAAGTTTGCAGCACTTAATGCTGGTGGTAATGGTGTTTCACCTATGATTGCAGGAAGCTTCTTCTCTTTAGCTAGATTCATAAGAATCAAACCAAAGTCAGACACAAAATTAGTATAGTAATCTTCAAGAGAAGAAGTACTATTATCTGATAATGGAATAGTTAATTCATTTGTGTAAATAGCTACGCCGCTTGAGTAGTCATCAATAGTTAAGTTTTTAGCTTTACTTATCGGTTTAATAAATACTATTTGACGTTCATTGAATCCTACATTAACTTGTAGTTCAGGAAGTCTATATGGACTTGGCTTAAGTCTAAGAGAACTTGCACCAATAGTAATTGGATCATTTCCAAATACTCGTTCAAGCACAACTTCAAGATCTGTTTTATTTACAGTAGTTACTCGATATTCAGAATCACCATCTGTTATTAACATATCTCCTTCTGCAAGTACTCTAGTGTTCTTCACATCAGATAAAACATCAGTATAATGTAAGGTATTGAGTTTATATCTTTTTCTAAGAACAGATGCTGTTTTGTTGTTAGTAAGAGTTTGAATTCCTTCTTCTTCAAGTATACGTGAAACGTCAAAGGATCCTTTATATCTATTCACAGCAACTTCTACATCTACGGTATTATCATCTTCGAAATAATCAATACCATTTGCATCAAGATCTGATTTTAGAGTATCAAGATTAATATTGTTGTTTTCTTTATAATTTACATCGAAGAAATCAGCAGAATCATCATTGTTTACTGAATTGATTATAATTCGTTTTACTACAAATTGGTCAATATCATCAGTTAATACTGCGGCAATATCTAGACCAACATATAGAAGAGGATTTAAGAATGATTCGAAGAACCAATTATTCTTTACTCTAAATTCAGTAGGTAATTTAATATTAGCACCACTAATTGCTTCTAATTCATCAAGCAATTTAGCAGTACGTTTAAGTTCAAACTTTCGAACTTCTCCATTTTTGTTCTTAATACCAATAGTATCAGAATTTGTTGATATGAGTGTTTCGAAATTTGAAGATACATCTTCTACTTTTCCTTTAAGATAACCGAATGATGGAACACTTATAGTATATGTCTCACCGTTTTGTTTAGTCTGAGTTATACTCACATTCTCAGACTTAGATTCAAGTATATCACTAAGACTAAACATGAAGTTATTCATATTGTCTATATCAGTTACCAGTCTAGCTAGAACTTCATCTAGAGTATGTTTAGTAGAACCCATGTAATTATCTTATTTTATCTATTTTAAATGTTAAATTATTCGCGTCTAAACAAATAATATCAAACATTGGTGTATCATCTGGTGCAAAGTCAACTGAACTAAGAACATTCACTAATACTCCATACTCACCATTATTGGTTATGTTTTGAGAATCAGTGTAAACTTTAATATCATAAATGCCTAAAACAAATGGATCGTCAAAGACTAATCGAATAACTTGTCCCTTTTTCCATGAATTAATCTCATCATTTATGAATATTTCTAGATCTTTAATAAGAACGATAGGCTGACCACTATTTTGATGTGCAATATAATTCTTATTTTTAGATAAGTTAATGACGTTTGTTGTGAATAAATTAAGTAATGAATCATTCGCAATATTGAAGTCTTCATTAATATTTTCTATTCTTATTCGATTTGGAGTTTTACGATTAATGTATATTCCTGAACCTGGACGAATAGCATCAGTGTCATATGATACTGAGATATTAGAATCTCCAGATATAATCGAATCTACTTTATCATTTGTACTCTCAATTATCTTAACTAATGAATTAGTATTAGCAAATATTGCTGAATTCTCAGCAAGAGAAGTCTCAAGATTACTTAAACGAATCTGTAAATCATCAGCAGTTTCGGTATTAATAAGAAGATCCTTAGTCTTAGATAAATCTTGTCTAAGGGCTACCATTTCTAGTAAATTCTCTTGAAATCCATATTGTAATTCAGTAAATTGAGTCAATACATCTGTGAATAGTTCAAGAGAGAATGTTGAATAATCATTTATTGATCGTTCAACTAATACGTTTTCAACTGAGTTATCTAATTTAAGATTTGATTTGAACGCATAAGCTGTACCATTAACTTTACTTAATGGGTCTGGCTTAAATTTAGTAATTACTGGAATTTGGAATTCTAAACCACTTTGTTGGATTTTATCTAGAAATTGTACTCCATATAGATTTGTTTGAACATCAATAGGTTGTCCATTCGCATCTAAGTTATTTGGATCATACACATCATAGTAAAGTAGAACTGCATTAAACTCAAAGTCTCTATTTGCAACATAATCGTTAAATTGTGAGAAAACTGATATTTCTGGGTTTTCACTTGCTAATTTATAGTTACTTAATTCGAAATCAAGCTCAATTCCATCTAAGGTAGATCTCTGATATTCAACTACATCTGTACCTAATTGCTTATAAATTACTTGATCAGTAGCTACATTGAATTTTCCAGTGCCGTTATAATTATCTGTATAGTATGAATTCCTAATTGTTTGTGTGAACCAGTTTCCTGTAACGTATGGATCAGCTATTGCATTCTTAATTTGAGCAGTAGCACTCGCATCATCTAAGTCATAATATGCTTTCATAGATAATCCAAATGGGTGTGTCTCATTATATTGTCTACCAGAAAGGTATTCAATATTTAGAGGGTTATCTGCATTATTTGCAATAACCATATTTGGATAATAATTAGCATCAGTCGTTGATTTGAATAATACATGAGGAGTAGTACCTACATTAGTTGGAACATATACGTAAACTTCTGTGTAAGAATTATGATTTGATCTTACTGTGTTTACTACATCTATTTCACCAATATATTTTACTATTTTATCATATGTTGAATTAGTCTCAGCTTTCTCTACAAATCGCTTATCTGAAATAACATCAGAATTAACTTCAAAGGCATTAGCATCTTGGAATCTAATTCCTCCTAATTCCTTTATCCATTTCCAAAATATACGCTCGGCAACAGTTTTCTTTTCTTCTCGTTTATATTGAGGACGACTTATAAGTAATGACTCTAAGTTTAATGCATAATTTTGAAAGCTTTGTGCTAAATTGACATTATTGTCTGCATTTATACCATCAATTAATGGAGTTTCACCTTGTGCTAGAAACTGTAATTTATTATCAGTAGGCAGGTAATCTGGAGTCCCTATTATTGGGATCTTCAGAAGTGCAAATTTAGAAAATCGTACCGCATTATCAGTGTTGCTGATTGTAGTATTAATATCTTCGAGTGCACTTTGAAAGTTATATAATATTCCTTTCTTGTCTTGTACTGGCTTTATCAGCGGAGTTACAGTCATCGGTAATTACTTAATTTTTTAGAAGAATTCCATTCCAATGGTACTCTTAATCAATAGTCGGTCATTCATATCTTGGTCAAGAATATACAGAAATGAAATATTTGCTCCATATATTGACGGGATATTACTTTGTAGAACTTGGCTTGCATTTAAAGTTGTACTTAATGGATTAATTCCAATATCTAATCCTGCGCCTAATCCATTATGCAATACTATTGGAACTATTGGAGTAGCGTTCAAATTCTCTCCTGGCTTAATCTTAATTGGAATAGTTTCAGTAGCTACAAAGTTCATAATGCTATTATTTCCAGCATCAACTACATCTACGATATATATGGTAAATTCTTGATTTAATGCTGGAGGAACGTTTGCGTCAAAATTTAAAACTAATTGGAACTCGGTTATAACTCCGAAGGCACTAATTCCATCATATACAAAATCAGTAGATGGTGCAGTAGACGCTCTAAGTGTTACAAAGATATTTTGATTTGATCCAGCAGTAAGTGTAAGTTCAGCAGTTGCTACTGTTGCTGCTGGTGTAAGTTTAACTAATTCAGTAATAACTGTTTCTTTAGATTGAATACTTCCAGAAGTAACTTCAACCATCTCATTAAATACTGCTGGTCCATTAACCGTAGCTGAATCGTTTATAGTTAAAGTATTAACATCAAGTATTTCTGCATCAATATCAATATCTACTGTCAATTTATCAACATTTAAAACAGATTCATTGTTTCCATTTTTGCTTAATCTTGCAATAATAGCAGATGGCGTTCCTGTTTGAAATATGAACCCAGTTTCCTCCATTATTACTGAAGTAGCACGGATATAATTTATTGCATTAGCAGTACCTATAGATAGAGTATTTAGATCAATCTCAAGGTTATTTATGAGATCTTCTAATAGATCTTGAATTAAAAGATCATTTGCGTTACTTTTACTACCAATATCAGGAATAAAATCCGACATTAATATCTCTTGCAAAGGTAATGAAACAGGTGAGAACGCCATGTATGTATAATTATTTGTAGTTATTTATTCTTATTGCCCTCGTTCCTTCAATAATCTTATTTTTCTATTATTGAGTCGAGTCTCTATTTCTCCTATATATGTTCGTTTGTCTAATACTCGAATAAAATTAGGTATTTCAGATGTATATTGAGTTCCACGATTATCAAAGGTGTCAACCTTTAATGTAAAGTTACCAAGATCTTTGAATTTCCATACAAAGAATGGCACGCTTTTAGCCCTAACTATCTCTTCTCCAGTCTCAGTAACAGTTAGAGTCCAGACGAAATCATTTTTTCCATCAAGATTATTAATAACGAAGTGAACTATTGCATTTTCAGGCACAGCAAATGTGCTTTCAAATATCTTAGTATCAGTTAAATTGAAAGCATTCATATCGATAATTGTTGGAAGATGACCGGTTTGAACATCGTCTTCAAATTTCCAATATTTCTTTTCTTGCCAGAACATAGGATCTTGAACAGCTCCTGATAATACATCACTAGTTTTAGCTAATAGGAACATAGTCTCATCATCGAAGACTGGAGATATTGATTTCATCCAATCGATTAATTGCGAAGTATGAGTTTTTCTTGGGAGAAAAAATGTATACTTATCACCACTTATGTTTCCACTACCTGGTGAAGGAGACGTTGGACTTAATCCGCCATACTTGTCTAATATGTGGTACATCTCTTTACTGAAATATTCAGCTTGAGCATGTATTATATATTGTTCATCTGAATGTCTACCATCAATTATCTCATAATTAAAGAGTCTAATTCCTGGATGATCACTGTCATTTAACAGATCGACTAGTTCTTCTAAAGTATTAAATTCAGGCATTACATAATCTGAGAATAATGAGAGCTTTATACTTTTTCCAGGAACAGGATTCTGTAAGTAGAAACCAGCATTAAAATCTCCTAAATGAACTAGGTTAGCAATACGTAACCAATATAGATCCCCAATAGCAACATCTCTCATATCATTTAAAGTAAGAGGGGTGTCGTTTTCACCAAGTCCCCAATATCTTTTCTTAGGATGATCTTGAGCAGGATCATTAAATGCAACATATTCATTAATTTCAGTATCCCATAAGTCTACATCATTGATATGTTGACCCATTCCATAACGAGTCATATACATTGGAAGCCACTCCATGAGATTTTTATATACATCTACTTTAAATGCTGCTTCTTCTGCATCTAATACATTTACTTTTGGATAATATAAGTATGATGTTCCAAAATCTTGAAGTTGAACATTAGCTAGATTTTCTATACTATATTCGAATTTATCTTCTAGTCTAGTGTATGCTACTATTTGAGGTCGTTGATCATTTTGTACAGTTAGTAATTTACTCCATATACTAGTATGACCACCAAAATCAGTAACTTGCATAGTTACTCGATATTCTCCTGCGTATGGAAGGAAGTGAGCTAATTGAAATAAATCAATAACTTTTCCTCGATATTCGAAGTTATATGGTTGTGGTGAGTTTTTAGTTATCTTCCAGACAATTTCATAATTATTACGATAGCCTATATTTTCAGCAGTCCAATATGGAGGTAATCCTGGAGCAATCTCGTCTAAATCATTAATTTGAACTCCTCTGAATCCGAAGATGTCTAAAGCTTCTAAATCAAATGTTAATACTACTGGTGCTCCAATAATTCTTTCTGGATCATCACCGAATTCCCAAGATAATCTAGCATTTAGATTTGGCATTCTTTGATCTCTAATCTGCTTGTAATACTCTTGAATGTTTGCTTTAATTTTAGCATTCTCTGCTTTTGGATAACGTTGACCGCCTTCAAATGGATCCATAGACTCATCATTATTGACTCTAGCAACTCCAAAATCTTGTCCAGTAACATCTACTCTTCTATAAAACGGATAAAGGTTCCTTAAGGTTAGATCCACATTCTTGTCCGGGTATATACCTACATCGGCGCGTTCATTTATATTATATTCAATTATTGATACGTTGTCTTGCCAAGCACTAATTGTATATTTCTGAAAGTAAATAAATTCTCCAATAAGATCCTTGATTTTTACATTGATTGGTAGAAACTCTTGCTTAAGCTTCTTATCAAGCATATTTAGTTTGTAGAATATTTCATCAACTGTAAATTCAGTAGTCTCTTCAATAATTGGGATGCCATCATCGTCGTAATTTCCAGACTCTCTGGTAAATTGATAAGCTAATGCTAAGAATTCAGTTTTCTTGAACTGTCTTCCATGTTTTAATCCTTTATGTTTATCATTAAGATCAAGAGTATCAATTACTCCATCATCTAAGTAATCACTAATATCAACAAGAGTCATCTTCTCAAAATATGAAGATTTCGGATTCACATTCTTCCAATACTCTTTTACTTTTAAAACATCTTTGTACCCAAGAAGATCGATGATATTCTTAAGTCCCTTATACGTTCCTACATATGGGTAAATATGTTCTTTATTGACTAGAAGTTCTTTACGTATTTGATTTAGGTCAGCATAATTAGGAATAGCTTCTCTAATATTATAATCCTTCAAAATATTAGCATCAGTTCTAAGGAATTTAATACCGAAATTATCTCCCCATATTCTGAATCGATCATCTTCTTCTATTCCTTCTCCGTAGAATGAGATTTTACCCAGTAATTCTTTATTTCCTAAAACATCGGTAGTATATATGTTTAAGACACGAGTGTATTTTATTTCTTGACTTGGACTAAATCCAATATTAATTTGAAATGCTGCTGAAATATCTAATACTCCAGTGCCGGTTGGATTAATATCTTCATATCTAAGAGTATATGAGTCTAGTCGATTTATAAACTGTTGATTTAATTCAATATCTCGATTGACTTCATATATGAAAAAGATGTCTTCATTCTCAATAGACTCCCATTCTAAAACAATACTTGTTCCTGGATATAATGTAGGGTGTTTATAGACTCCATTGTCTTCTTCTATTAAAAAGATATTCTCATTATCAAACAAATAAGTAGAAATCCCTTCGAAGTAAATAGTTCCTTCATATATATCAAGATCAGGGTTTAACTGAAAATTTAAGTTATCTCCATTCTTATCAAAAAATAATACAGCCATTAAATAATGCTATTTAGATTATTTATCAGATAGTATAGATCGTGCTATCACCGCTCATATTAAGTGAAATAAACTCGAGCTTATCTTCTTTATCTAATCCTGTTTTCTTATGGATCTGCTTCCATTCTTTAGCATATCCGTTTTTACACATTTGAGTAAAGTAAGCAAAAGCATTCGGGTTTTCATATTTAGTATGATCAAATCCTCTCCAATATTTTACACAGTCATATAAAGCAGATTGGATACAATCTTCTCTATCTCTGTAATCTTCGTAGTATAGTCTATCAACAGCTCTAGTAGCGAGTGCGACAAAACAGGAAACAGCAAAGTCATTTAATTTATCAGCTTTTTTACATTCGATGATAGAAGCAGTGAATTCTTTGTTGTTCACATAGTGCTTGTCACCTCTTTTCTTTCTGGCCATTCATATTTGATTATTTTAAGAGTTTGTACAATTGAGCTATGCCTAAATAAGCATCAATCATATCTATTATAGGGGATAAAACTATCCCTTTACTATTAGTTACCCAATCTTCATTCTTTAAAAGTTTATAAAGATCTGATTTCTTTGCGCTTGGTATGATAGGATCTTGAATAAAGGCCTCAACTACTTCTACTTTGCTGGCATTGCCTTTACAATTAATTGCATTCTTCAAAGTTCCTGGACTAAAGACGAAAAACTTGTCTAAATCTCCTTTGAGTAATTTGTACAATTCATTTTTAAGTATTCCTGTTGATTGAGACAAGTCTACTAAAGAGTTTCCACTAGATCCAAAGGATACTCCTTCTAAGCAGATGACTAGATCATCATCGCCTACTTCATTTTTAATCTCTTTGATTAGAGTTCCGACTAATTCGAAGTAATTAGCCATTTTAATTCTTTCAGTCACATGATATTGATCATCTTTTTTACGACGAGTTTTAGTTGTGAAAATATTTAAGTCTTTATATCTATGATTGACAAGGTCGTAGTAGCCTGCATTTTTCTTAGTGGTACTAGTGTTTACACCAGCTATCCACTTAAAAGATTTGAAATCTCTACATACACATACTCCTGGAAATAGTATTGAAAAATCTATACTTATAATTGTCATTCATGTTTGATAATTTTATCAATAAGTATTGTACTCTATTTCTGAAAAGAGTTTTTCCTGTATTTATTTATCTAAGAAAGTAAAAACCATGGCTCCGTGTCAAGTACAATAAGGGTGGTAAGGGCTGGGCTTGGTACTACTAAGACCCCTAGTTTTTTTTAACCCCTCAGTTTTTATCCCTAGTAGTGCGCCAGGTGCGGACGGGATGACTTTCTCCCCCAATAGTTTACTTTTGTCATATGAATAGTGTATAGTAAGATTAATGAAAAAATTACAACACGCTTGGAATATCCTATCTGGAAAAGTACCAAAGAACAGAACAATAATTCTTAATCAGATTAAAACTCCTGATGGAACTATTATCAAATCTCTTCATCGACATGATTTCGTCCAATATAAGGACAAAAATGGTCATGTATATATGGTAGATGGAGGAACAGATTATCTACGTAGAAATAAAATCGATGAGGCAGCACCATATACTGAGTTGTCTATTTATGACGATGCACCATTCTCATTAATACGTCAATACTATTGTAGAGGAGGTCGTGGAAAGAATAACGATCAACCTCTTACTTGGGTTCCACTTGAGAAAATGAGTGATGACTGGTTACAAGCCTGTATTGAGTATAATGATGAGAGAGGATTAGGTGACAGTTTCGCTAGTGCTCAATACAAACGTGAAGTAGTATATCGCCTTGCAAATAAAATAACTGTAACTGACTTATCATGATTGGAGTTTATAAAGAGAAAATGGGTAACATCATTACTTCAGGTTTAAATGGAGAATTTGATGTAATTGTTCATGGATGTAATTGTTTCTGTACAATGGGAGCCGGTTTGGCCCCTCAAATGGCCAGAGCATTCAAATGCGACACTTTTCCATTGGAACAGCAGAATCATCGAGGCGATATCAATAAACTTGGATGCATAGATTATAAATATTATGATCTGAAGTCAAAGGACCCTAATCAGGAAGACAAGAGGTTATATGTAGTAAATGCATATACTCAATATTTCTATGATGCGAAAGCCAAGCCGGTAGATTATGAAGCTATCACTATATGTTTACGTAAAATGAATGTATTATTTGATGGAATGCATATCGGATTACCTCAAATTGGAGCAGGATTAGCTGGTGGAAATTGGAAGAAAATCAAAGACATCATAGTGCGAGAATTACATGATTGTCAAGTAACTGTAATTGTTTACGATAAATTAGCATAATGGCACTAATATACCTTGGGAAGAACAAGAAGCTTTATCCACACTTTGATGGATTCAAAGGAAAGATCAAAAAGTATCCTGACAGAGATAAAGGATGGATACTTGAAGGAGAATTCGATTTTGATGACAAAAAAATGGTGATGAAGATCGGTGATCTGCCACCATTGATTAAGTATACGACCTTCATAAACCGATTGAACCAAAAACTTGATAGAATTGGTGATCGGTACACAATTACAAACAACTCCAAGAAGATTGTCGATATGACTATCAAATGGAGATCCAGAACATCATGGGAAGAAGCAAGAGATACCGTTGAAAAACTAACTAAGGTCGCTGCGATCGAACAGTACATCTTGGTTAAGAATGGCACAGCGGTTGAGTATGATAATATTCATGACTACCTTGATGAATTCCGAATCCATAGAGAGCGTGTTATACACATGCAAATGTCATACGATCTAAAGGTCTATAACGGTGAGTTAGAGTACCTGAAGGCCAAGAAAGTATTTTTGTTGTATATGATGGAGAAGAAGCGTAAAACAGCAGAGATCAAAACCTTCATTAAGAAGTACACAAATCCAATGATCCGTAGAAGACTTGACTCGATCAAGCTTACTGCATTATCACCAGAGACAGTTAAAGAGGTCGAACAACTTATTATTGATATGATTGCACAGATAAAGGGTCAAGAGAAAACCGTATCAGTTCAATTGACCAAGTGTAAGAAGCTCGAGAAAGGATTTAAGAGTAAGGGCAAGGTATCACTTGGTACAGCATTATTTGAAGTTGATACACCATATCAACTTGATGGTATTGATGTCTTCGATGTTGAGGAAGCATTTGATGAAGATGATATGCCATCTGTGGATGATGATGACTTTGTTTAAATTTTATTTCTTACATTTGTGTTCTTAACCTTACACTTTAAATGGTAGAAGTAGTAAAAGAAAAGCATCAAGCGATTAGTGATGCACTCGAAAACAAATTAGGAAAGGACTTTGAATTAAAAGGACTTGAGAAACTTGTATGGTTAACGTATGAATTCATTCATTCCAAACAATTTAACTATAAAGAAAAACAAAAAAAATGGAAACAAAAAATCAAATTAAATTGCTAAAAAAATATAGTGTTAGCAATTACACAATAGAAAACGGAATAACCATCAATGGCTCTTTGGACTTACGCTCGCTTACAACAGTAGACAAAGATTTCCTTAAAGACACAACCATCAACGGCTATTTGGACTTACGCTCGCTTACAACAGTAGACAAAGATTTCCTTAAAGACACAACCATCACTGGCTCTTTGGGCTTAGGGTCGCTTGCAACAGCAGACAAAGATTTCCTTAAAGACACAACCATCAATAGCTATTTGGACTTACGCTCGCTTACAACAGTAGACAAAGATTTCCTTAAAGACACAACCGTTACTGGCTCTTTGTACTTACACTCGCTTACAACAGCAGACAAAGATTTCCTTAAAGACACAACCATCAATGGCTCTTTGTACTTACGCTCGCTTACAACAGTAGACAAAGATTTCCTTAAAGACACAACCATCAACGGCTCTTTGTACTTACACTCGCTTACAACAGCAGACAAAGATTTAATGAATAAGAATATATCTCAATTAGCAATTGGTTATAATGAAAAAAAATCTTATTGCTTCTTCGATGGCATCTTATCTGCTGTTTTATCTGTTTCCAATAGGAAACCATATACAATTTACACAACCCCGTTTGGGTTTATTGCCCAAAAAGATGACTATACAGCACATGGGAAAACTGTTAAGAAGTCAATTTTGGACTTGGAATTTAAAATTATTTCAGAGAAAATTAAAAATGATCCAATCCATGCTGATACAAAAATAACCATTAAACATTATCGCTTAATCACTGGAGCTTGTGAGAGTGGTTGTAAAGATTGGATGAGCAAAAACAACATCCCGTTTAAAGTGGTTGATAATGAAATAATAGAAGTTGAACCAATTCTAGCAAAGGATCTATTACCTATCCTAAAAAAGTCTAATGCTTATGGACTTAATAGATTTGAGGCTTTGATTAATTTCTAACGACTGGGTGTATTTGGTTCAACAATCAATAATGTTCAGTAGTGGTGTATGATGGTTGCCCAGAAGTGATAACTTGGACATTTGTATTATTAACTGGATTATTTTAAGGAGATGCCTAAAGAAATTATACGTTTAGAATTTACCAAGGCAAGTATTTGATAGGTCTGCTCCATTAAAGAAAGGACATTTAGCACCGGAATACTATGGATATAATGGCAGATATTGGAATATAAACAAGTGCAATAATTGTAATTTAATAGGCATGTATGAAGATATGCATGAAGTTAATCCATGCCCAAACTGTGGTCATAAAGTTTCAAGATTTGGCTCAGGTAGATTTACTGAACTAAATGGTGAAAAACAATGGGTTAATAAAAATGGAGAGATTATTTTAAAAACTGATTCATAATAGTTTACTTTCCAGTCTACAAATAGTATGTTAGGATAAAATAACGTACGTTTATGTTTACAGAAACAGAAATTGAGAAAATGGTCTTCTTTGATTTGGAGACTGTTCCTGGTCATGAGACTCTCAGCGAATTACAAGAAGTAAATCCAGAATTAGCAAAACTTTGGAATAAAAGAGCCGAATATCTTGAATCAAGATTTGAGGAAAATAAAGGCAAAACCCCAGAAGAATTATACATTGATAAAGCAGCACTTAGCTCTGAGTTCAATAAAATAGTATGCGGTTCATTTGGTCGGATTACATTCGAAAAAGACACAAATAATATTTCAACAGGAATTCCTAAATGGACGATTAAATCCTTTGCTTCTCCAAATGAAGAAGTAGTACTTAAAGGAATTGATGTAGTCTTTTCAAAGTTCGCATCATGGAAATTCTGTGGACATACTGTTAAAAACTTCGATGTTCCAGTTATGGGTAAGAGATTATTTATAAATGGCATGAAGTTACCAAAGGGATTACAAGTACAGACCCTTAAACCTTGGGAGATGCCATTCGTTGACATTGCTGAGCTTTGGAGTTTCGGAGCTTGGAAAGAAGGATTTACTTCACTTGATCTTATGACAACTGCTCTTGGAATAACATCACCTAAAGATGATATTGAAGGAAAAGATGTAGGTCGAGTATTCTATGAAGAAAAAGATCTACCTAGGATTGTTACATATTGTGAGAAAGACACATTAGCTTGTGCTCAAATCATATTAAAACTGTCAGGATTTCCGACAGTAGAAGAAGCAGTATGAGTAATGAAGAAATGCTAGAATTAGTTAGAGCTGATAGACCTAGTCAAGTTATAAATGAGGTACTTTCTTTTGAGAAGAATAAGTATGGTTTTTATAATGTGAAAGTCGATATGGAGAGTATGTTCTTTAATACTAAGATCTTACATACTCAAGCAATCTTACCGTATCCAGCTTTAAAATACGCACAATTATCTGAGGACTACCAGTTCGATTGGAGATGGGATAATAAGTAAAAAAATCCAATATGATTGGTAGAGAAGTTAGATTATTTTAACGATCCGAATTTTAAATTCAATGAGGAACAGCATGTATATACATATATTGATGCTGAATTCCAATATCCTCTTCAGACCTTTGAGTCTGTAACAGGATATATTAATCGTTTCAAAGAACCGTTTAAAACTGACTTTTGGGCTTGGAAAAAGTCTCAACAGCGGGGAGTATCAAAACAAGTCATATTAGATGAGTGGAAGGCAACCGCTAAGCTAGGAACTGATTTAGGATCAGACATACATAAGTGGATTGAGGATTACTACAATAAAGAAGATCCACCTATGCCCACGGAAGAGAAGAGAATAGAACGGGTAAATAAGTTCTTAAAGCTTTACGAATCAAAACTACACAAATTCACTCCAGTCGTTCAAGAACTTAGAGTATTTTCTAGAAAATGGGGAATAGCAGGAACAATTGATGCTATTTTTGAATTAAATGGAAAGTACTATATTGGTGATTGGAAGACAAATAAGAAGTTTACCGATGATGAGTTTTCTAAGACAGACCATTTTAAGAAGAAACTAAAATATCCATTTGATGATTTATGGGATAATTCATTAAATTCCTACTCAATTCAATTAGGAATGTATGAAGCAATTTTAGAAATGGAGACCGGTTTTAAAATAAGTGGATCTTTTTTATGTTGGATTGGACCTGAAGGAGAACCAAAACTGTATAAAACAGTAAATGTTAAAGATAGGTTACTTGCATACCTTGCTAAAGAAAAACACAATAATTAAATATGAACCCAAGACAAATAGTATTCGGCAGTGAATCTAGATCAAAATTAAAAGCTGGTGTAGATAAATTAGCCAATTCAGTAAAAGTAACATTGGGACCAAAGGGTCGGAATGTAGTATTAGGAAGAGGAAGTCAATATGCCATTACAAAGGATGGTGTTAGTGTAGCTCGAGAGATATTCCTAAGAGATCCTATTGAGAATTTAGGTGCGCAAATGGTAAAGCAAGTTGCAGCAAATGTTGCAATGGAAGCTGGTGATGGAACGACAACTGCAACTGTTCTTGCTCAAGCGATATTAACTAGAGGCCTTAAATTAATTGAAATCGGATCTGATCCAATGTCTCTTAAAAATGGACTTAATATAGCTTCTGATTATATTAAAGAATACCTTAAGTCAATTAAGACAGATGTTTCAACAATCGAAAGTATTAGAGACGTTGCTACTCTTTCTGCAAATGGTGATAAGACTATTGGTGATATTATCGCAGATGCAATGAAAGAAGTTGGATTTGATGGTATTATTACGGTCGAAGATAGTAAAACACATGAAACATTTTTAGAAACAGTCGATGGTCTTCAATTTGGAAGTGGATACTTATCTCCATATTTTGTTAATAATATGTCTAAATTAGAAGTATCATATGATGATTCTTTAGTTTTAATTTATGATGGTTCTATTAAAACCATTAGTAGTTTAGTAAAAGTATTAGAATATGCTGCAGTTCTTAAACAACCTCTTTTTATTATAGCAAATAACTTAGAAGGTGATGCACTACAAACTCTTGTTTTAAATAAAGTTCAAGCAAATCATCAAATTGCTGCAGTTAGATCTCCAGCATATGGATCAGCTAGAAAGGATTTTCTTAAAGATATTGCTGCTGTCGTTGGTGCTCAATATTTATCAGAAGGTGAAGGTCATGATCTTTCTGCAATGACTAATGAACAATTCAAAGCTGTGCTTGGTACTTGTGGAAAAGTTACAGCAACTGCAACAAAGACTATTATAGTTAATGGTGGTGGAACCGATGAAGAAATGGAATTACGTCTTACTGAACTTAAAAGTCAGATGGAATTCTCAGAAGATGAATCACAAAGACTTATTTTAAAAGAGCGTATTGCTAAATTAGAAGGCGGTGTTGCTATCCTTAAAATAGGAGCATATAGCGATGTTGAACTTAAAGAGAAAAAGGATCGACTCGATGATGCTTTAAGTGCAACTAGAGCTGCGATCGAAGAAGGTATTTTACCTGGAGGAGGAATTTCATTAATTAAAGCGTCATATCAATTAGAACAGGATTTAACCTCTGGTAAAATAGACGAATTATTCAGTAATGAAGATGAACGAGTTGGAGCTTCAATTATAACTGAAGCCTGTAAAGCACCACTTACTGAAATTCTAAGAAATAGTGGAGATGATTTCGGAGTAATTCGAAATGAAATCCTAACTAATACAGAAATAAAAAATTGTGGATTTGATGCTAGAACCGGTAAATATGTAGATTTATTGGATGCTGGTATTATAGACCCATTTAAAGTAACTCGATCTGCTCTTGAAAATGCAGTATCTATTGCTGGATTAATGTTAACTACTGAATGTACGTTAATGGAAGAAAAAGATAAAGAAGGTATTGTTGTTCCAAATCAATAATACCAACTAACATATTTCAAACAAAAGACTGTTAATCGCAGTCTTTTGTTGTATCTGATAAATAATACTGAAATAATTCAACTATATGTCTAATATTGTAGACTTACTTATAGCAGAAGTATCAAATCTTTTAAAGATCTCACCAGACGAGGTGAGATCAAAATTTACTAAAGAGCAATTAGATGAATTATTATCAAATTCATTGTGTGAGCCTATTGCAGAGTCAGGCATTCCTATTATGTCTTTGGACAATTTACCATGTGATGACTTAGCTATTCCTAAACTTCTTCCTGACAGCATAGTTGATATGTCTATCTTAGAGAAATCAGCAAATGCTGACTCTGCTACTAAATGTATCGATAAAGTTAAGGAAGTAAATATCATAATTAAGAAACAGATTGAGGAATATATGAAACACTTAATGCTATATGAGAAAATGGTTGAATATCAAGACAACTATTTTCCAATTCAATATTATTATGAAGAACTTTCTAAGGAAGCAGCTAAGATGTTTAATTTATTTGAACCTATTGTTGAATTAATAAACACCGGTGAAACTCAACTTAGTGGATTATCTGAAGAAATTAAACGATTAAAAACAGCTCAAGATATAGCTGGAGTTGCTTTAAATTTTGTATTAGTTCAAATAATATCAGTACAACGTGAATTAGTTCAAAAGGAATATGATACAGTTGATGCTAATTTAAAAATAGCAAAAGATCAACTTGAAGTAGCTAAATCAAATTACAACATATATAGTAGCGTTGCTTATGATGTATTTGAAGATGCTCGTGTTAATATAGGAGTCACAACAGAATCAATACGTATTCTCCTTAATACTAGTCTATCTAATGTAACTCTGTCAGACTTAAATAATCAACTTGGAAATTATTCACAAGGTATAAAAATAAGAAAGAATCAACTTGGAAATATTACAAGTATAGTTGGGCAGTCTTTACTTAGTTTTGAATTGGAATTTTTAGAACTAGATACTTTTAAACTAATAAGTGAGGAAATTAATGAAGACACTGGAGAGCGATATGAAGTAATTACCCCATTTCCGATACGTGGAAATACTTTGCTTAATACACAGACCTTTTTTGAAGAGACGCCCAGTTTCAATTTAAGTCAATTTAATTTATCTGGAGATAATCTTCCAACTGGAGTATTATACGAAGACTATTATAATCTATTAGCTGATCCTACTAATAATTTCTTTACTTTAACTGAGAGAGGTTTAACTGAAAATGAAGACCTAATTGACCCGAAAGTTAAAGGAACAGACGGAGAAAAGAAAGTAGAGGGAGACAATGAATATTTCATATCAAACCTCAGCGTTATGCAGAGTTTTTATGAAAATTTCGAAGACTTGTTTGATCTTAGAAAGGCTGAGAGACGTGAACAATATATTCAACCTACTCGAGATCAAATTCGTACAGTAGTTGGGAAGATAGCTAAATTAGAAATATCAAATGTCTTAGCTATTAATCAAATAGATACTTACACTAGATCTGATTCTAGTGAATTACTAGATTTATCTTCATATTATGGAAATATTCAAGCTTCTATTATTAAAAATGCAACTGACTTACAATTAGAATTAACTAGATTAAGCAATAAGATTTCTGAATTAAAACCAACCAAAGATAAAATAAAGAAACTATTAAAGGATTTAAGTCCAGAGTGCTTTGATAAAATCGATGGCATATCTTCTCCATGCGGATCAGTTATGTCTAAACTTGGAAAAGATCCAATGGGTACTGCTACTTTAAAGGGTGCAGATCCTAGTTTACCAAATCAAAATAAAATGTGTTATTGGGCGCAATTCGCATTAATTGTAAATTTAATGGGATTAATACCTATGCCTAATTTACCAGATGTTACTGCTCTTAGATATTGGCCAGTAGGACTAGCGATAACTACTCCTGGAGGATTAGTTAAAATACCATTGCCTATTATTTGGATTCCACTTGTTGCTATTCCTTCTCCACTTGGCACAATAGTTATATTTCTAACAATTAATGGAATATTCATATCTCCAATTGTATTTTTTGTGTCTAGCTCTGGGACAAAGCAACACATCGTGACAGCAAAGGGCTCTGGAGATAAGATTGGATATTCATCAGATGATGAATCAATAAAACCTGATATCCAAAGTTCTATTGCAACATTATCAATAAAAGGTAAAACTAGTAGACTAGCAAAAGAAGCACAATATGGAAAGAATTATGAATTACCTGAACAACAGAGAAATCAACTTAAAACAGCTAAGAGTAGACTCGATGAAGTAGAAAAAGGCGCTAAATCCTCAGGAAATAAAAACAGACTGATGAAAGTTTCTCGAGAAAAGAAAAACTTAGAGCGAGCAACTAATACTAAATCTTCGTATGAGAAGATGGCTGCGATTTTAGATAAGGGAGATTCAGCAACAGATTTAATAGATCAAGTTAGACATGCTATATTTAACCAATTTGATAAATTAGGGAAACCAGTATTAACAAAAAGCAATAAGATAAAGGATAAGATTGCAAAACGTGATACTGAAAAATTCAAAGCTAAACAGAAAGCATTAGCCGATAATAATCCAGAAGAAGCACGTAGAATATCATCTGAACTAAGTGAAGATGGCTCTAATCTAAGCTCTAAACTTTCTGCGATATCTGATGATATGTTTTCATATTTCGATAGGCTAAACTTTCCTAAAGTTACTATTCCTAAAGATGCAAGCAAAATTGATCCTAAGCCTAATGCTATCCAAGAGTTTGCCTCAACGATTATTGATTTCGGTGATACACATAAAACCCAATTCAAATCTTTAGAAGATTCTCAGCTTAATAATATTTTGTCTAAACAAATAGCTAAAAGTAAACAAAGCATATCAGATGAATTAAATAAAGTAAATCCTTCAGGTGAACGATACGATATAGATAAAGACTTTGATAAAGTAAAGAAAGCTATGTCTAAAATAACAGAAGTAATTATCGATAATGCTTCTGGTCAAAACATTAAAACTTCATATTCTGCTCAAACTACGAAAGTTGAGGATATGGAAAAGAAAGCAGAAAGCGAAACTGATCCATCTAAGAAAAGAGTTTTAAAGAAAAGTGCACTAAAAGAGAAGTCGAAACTTTCTGAGATATATGAACAAGAACAAACTAAGGATGCTATGAAATTAGTACCAGCTGCAATGGCTGCATTTAGTGGAATGACTGTTGATTTTAATGCATTTTCATCATGCTGTAATGCTAGACCATTCACGTTACCTGATATTGCTTCTCCTGCATTACCAGTATTTGCAGCCGTGAAACTCATATTAGATGGTGCTATCTCTGGAATAGGAAAAGATGAGATGAAAGTTATGTTTGGCGGACAGACTTCTGTGTCTACTCGTGAATTAACTTCTGGTTATCTAGGTATAATAAACCAAAATGTTCCAAAAAGCATGGTGATACCCTTACCTGCTTTAAATTTAGCAACACTTGCTGGTACTTTCGCTGGATTGTTTGGATCATTATTTGAACCGAAGGCTCCAATATTAGCAGCTCAACCTGCAATGCCAACTAGTATAACGATTGACCTGAACATACTCAAAGCACCCTTAAAGGCTTTACTCGTAGGATATTTAGTTAATAGTCTTCCAAAAGATAATCAATCAGACGCAACTCCTGATAGACCTAATACTACTTCTAGTTCTACTGGAACTGAGTCTAAGGCAAATATCGATAAACATCTAAAAATATTAGATCATTGTGATCCAGATCCAGATAAATCTAGCCTAAGTGAAGGTAATTTTAATAGAAGAACTCCAGAAGAAAAATCTGAGAGTGCTGCTACCTTTAATACAACTGGAGTAATATTAAATACTTCTTTAGATATTCTACCTGCGTTTCAAAATCTAGATACTGATTTTATGAACGTTAATCCTGGAGATCTACTTGCTATTCTTAAGAATTTCATAGATATGGGATTAGATCAAGTAGAGGCAATACTTACTCCATTTTATTCTTTATTAAGTGTAGTAAAATCACCAAAGGACGCAAATCTAAATGTTATAGAATTTGCGCAACAGAAAATTCCTCCTACTGGACCGGCTGATGAATTACAATTTACTGCTATTACTCAACTTAAGAAAGTTATACCGAAATCTGCAACTATGAATATTGTAGACCAAGATGCAGTTGAGACAAAAAGTGCAATAATAGAATCAGTCCTTGCTCCAATCATTAACTCGCCATTGCCTCAAATAATGGTAATTGGAGCAGGAGCAATAGATTCTATTCTACCTTCCGCTAAAATACCAAGTATAAACAGTAGCGGTTCTATTAAAACACAAGATTTAAAAATAGCTAGTTATGGATTACGTCAAATGAATCCAGTAGTTAGTCAAGACGATATTCCACCATGGGAAAGATTAAGTGGAAGCAATATATTATTTTTATTGTTCTTAGACCAATTCATAGGAACTGCTGCAGATAAAGTAGGACTTTTTAGAAATTATCTATAATTGTTAAAACTCTTCTTATGCGTTCTTGTATAAGATTTCCTAACATATTAAAAAATGGAATTATCTCCTCCCGAATTTGATTGGAGCGCTCACGAAAGAAATAAGTATAATGATTCAATTGTACTTTGCGAAGCTGACCAAAACACAAACGTAAGAATTCTTAGTCATGAGCCTCACGCTCAAAGTCTATATGATTTAATGGTTGAAGCCAGTGGCCCAATCTCATTAATCAAATCTAAAGACTTAGTACAAGATCAAGTTTACAAAGTTCAAGTAAAAACTATTGATTATGCACATAATTACATATTAGCAGAAGAAATTGAAACACGTTGCAATATTACTATTCCGCTTAAGGAAATGGTAAAAACTGTTGCTGATTTACAATCATCAGAAAAAGAACGAATTTTCCTAGTCAATATCTATAAAGTAAATGATTATGGAGAATATTGGGGATCTCAACGTAAAGCTCAAGCCGTTGCTTTTGAAATGGAGCTATTTGATCATGCTGAGAATAACACATGGTTTGATGTTAAAATTACAAAACTTATTCGCGGTGGATATGTTGCCATGTATAAGAATGAAGTTAAATGCTTTATTCCAGGTTCACATGCTGCCGCAAATGTAATTCGAGATTTTAATAGCTTACTTAATACAACATTAACTGTAATGGTTGATAATTATGATGCTACTAATAAGCTATTCATTCTTTCATATAAGAAATATATTGCAGCATCAATGCCAACTAAAGTAACTGATCTTAGATTTGATAAAGCTTATGCTGGAACTCTTACTGCTCATCCATATGATTTCGGAATGTTTGTTGAGATTGATGGATATTTCACAGGACTTATACACTCTACTGAGTTTGAAAATTATGCAGAAGAACGTAAGAACTTTACAGCTGGTGGAGATATAACAGTTTATGTGAAGGACGTAACTTATTCTAAAGGAAAATATCGTTTAGTTTATACCTGTAATCCAGACGAAGTTGATTCTGAAAAGAAACAATGGCAAGCTCTTAGAAATAGAACAGAAGATAAAAGTTTTCCATATAAGGTAAATCCAGATAATCGTTCAATTGATATACAAATTGACGGAGAAGACTTCAAAGTCGCGGTTGAAACTAAAGATATTAATGAAAACGCGGATCGATTCGCCTTCGTTAAAGTATTTAAAGTCGACCCAATTAACAAGAGGCTTAATTTTGAATTTGTTAGTGAACCAATTGATTAAAATTTTCTAAAATTGAAGCTCATTCCAAGGTCATTCTAATAAATAAGTTAGGATGACCTTTTTATTAAAGACTAATTGATAAACTAAATTAAACTATTGACTCAGCATAGTTAATAGTAGGCCATTCGTAGGCTCAAAAAATAAAATAACAAATGCAAGTAGACACGAAAAATATAACCAAATCTGATGAGAATTTAGAAGCGTTATTGAATTATTATCATGGAGATCTTCTCCCAATATCGGCATGGCAAGACAAGTATCAATTAGAAAATGAAGCAACTCCAACTGATATGCATATCAGAATGGCTGAGAACTTTGCTAGAAAAATTAAAGAATCTGAGAACATTAGATTTATTGGCGAATTATCAGAATATGGCAAGAATGGAGACACATTAAATTACGACAAAATCCTCAGCTTATTCAAAGACTTCAAACATATCATTCCTCAAGGATCAGTAATGGCTATGTTAGGAAGTGGAAAGATTGGATCACTATCTAATTGTTTCGTTGTTGGTCAGCCTAGCGATTCATACGGTGGAGTATTTGAAAAAGATCATCAATTAGCTCAATTAATGAAACGTAGAGGTGGAGTAGGAATAGATATTTCTACTTTGCGTCCAGCAGGAGTTCCAGTTACAAATGCAGCAGGCACCTCAGCAGGAGCTGTAAGTTTTATGGATAGATTCTCAAATACAACTAGAGAAGTTGCACAGAATGGACGTAGAGGTGCATTAATGATAACTATGGACTGTAATCATCCAGATATACTGGATTTTGTAAACGTTAAGAAAGATAAGTCACGAGTAACTGGAGCAAATATTTCAGTTATGTTACGCAACGAATTCATGGAAGCAGTTAAAAAGGATGAAGATTATATTCTTCGTTTTCCTTGTACTGAGAATCCAGCATATTATGCTACTAAATTAGCAGATGCTCCATATAATGAACTAGTAATAATTGATGGAAAACAATTCAGAAGAATAAAAGCAAAAGAGCTATATGCTTCAGTCGTTGAAAATGCACACGATAATGCAGAACCTGGACAAATGTTTGTCGATCGACATTGGAATTATAGTCCAGATGGAATATATCCTCAATATAGAGGAGTAACTACTAATCCTTGTATTATTGGCGATACTAAAATTGCAGTAGCAGATGGAAGAAATGCTGTAAGTATTAGACGCCTTGCTGAAGAAGGAAAAGATGTTCCGCTATATTCAATTAATCCAAAAACTGGAAAAAGAGAAATAAAAATTGGTAGATCTCCTAGAAAAACTAAAGAAAAAACTGAAGTTTGGAAATTATCATTAGATGATGGAAGTCAATTAATTGCTACGCCAGATCATAAAATATTAACTAAAGATCTACGATATATTGAGCTTAAGGATTTAAAATCAGGAGATAGCCTATTTCCATTTAATTCATTTAATTCAAATAAGTATAGACAAATCTGTGGAATAGGCAAGAAAATGTCTGGTGGTGCCTATAGAAATAAAAGACAATATCGAGAAATATATGAATTTAATAATCAGCCTGTTGATCCTAAAAAATATGCTATTCACCATATAGATTATAATAGCCAAAATGATTCTATTGATAATTTACAAACGATGCTTCATAAAGACCATATTTCCCTTCATGCAAAAAATATGATGGGAGAAAAAAACCCATATCATAAACAGACCGATGTATGGAAGAAGAACTTTGCTTCTCATCCTGGAGAATCAAATGGTAAGTATATTGACGTAAGTAATGCTGATTTATTAAAAGAAGGCAAAAAAATATTTAAACAGCATGGAAAACTAACACAACCGTTGTGGATATCTCATGCTAAAAATAATAAGTTACCACAATCTTTATCAAATAACTTTAGATTCTCAACATTCTCTAATTTTAAAAATCAAGTATCAACTAATCATAAAGTAGAAAAATGTGAATTTTATGGATATGAAGACGTTTACAATATCACTGTTGATGATAATCATAATTATGATATTATTACTTCTTGGGAGGATGATGACTATATAGTGTCTAGTGGTATAACCGTAAAAAATTGTGGTGAGATTTTCATGCAAAAGTATGATGCATGTAGACTCATAGCATTGAATCTAATTTCAATGGTAGATAATCCATTTACACCAAATGCAAAAATCAATTATGCGCGTGTTTACACCAATTCATATAATCAACAAATGCTTGCAGATGTACTAGTTGATCTTGAACTTGAACATATAGATAGAATTATAGATAAGATCAATAGTGACCCTGAATCAGATTCAGTTAAAGCAGGTGAGCTATCTCTTTGGAAGAACATCAGAGACGTTGCATCAAGTGGTCGAAGAACTGGGAGTGGATTTACTGGACTAGCTGATATGCTCGCAGCAGTAAGTTTAAAATATGACTCAATTGAATCAAAGGCAACAATCGATGCAGTTCTTAAAATGAAAATGGAAGCTGAACTTGATGCTAGTATTGATTTAGCGGTTAAATTTGGTCCATTTAAAGGATGGGATCCAACTATTGAATACTCAGATATTTCTAAGAATGGCCTAAATGTTTCTGGAAACAATGAATTCTATGAAATGATTAGAGTTAATTTCCCAAAGCAATTCACTAGAATGATGAAGTACGGTAGACGAAATGTTTCTTGGAACACAGTTGCTCCTACTGGAACATTATCTATGATTGCAAAAGCGGTTGAATATCCAAATATTTCAGCAGGCATGGAACCAAATTTTATGGTTAAATACCACAGAAACAAGAAAATCAATAACGAAGATAAAACTACTGTTCCTGATTTCGTAGATCAGAATGGAGATGCTTGGAAACAATATCCAGTTATGATGGGAGCATTTAAAGATTGGATCAAAATAAACTATAATGTTGATCCAGATACAATTACCGCAGAGCAAGCCGATGATTACTTTAAGCGTTCTCCTTGGTTTGGTGCTTGTGCTCCAGATATTAATTGGAAAACTAGAGTCGAAATTCAATCAATCATCCAGAAGTACACTTCACACTCAATTAGCAGTACTATTAATTTACCAGAAGATGTGACTGTGGAGGAAGTATCTGAGATCTACATGCACTCATATGAGCAAGGTCTAAAGGGAGTTACTGTATATCGAGACGGTAGTAGAACTGGAGTTCTTGTGAATGATGCATTAACTGATAAAGAAGGATTCGAATATCGTGATTCTGCTAAACGACCTAAGTGTCTTCCTGTTGAAATAAACAGCACAAAATGTAAAGGAACACATTGGAATGTATTAGTTGGATTATATGATGGGAAACCATATGAAGTATTTGCAGTTCCTTACTTTACTGATGAATCTGACTTAGAATTATGTAAAGCTAAACGAGGTCAATATGATCTTATGAAAGGAGATCAAGTATTCCATAAAGATATAACATCAGTATTAACAGATGAAGAATCTGCTCTTACTCGTATGATCTCTACTTCACTTAGACATGGAGCCGATATTACATATATCGTTGAACAACTTAATAAATCTAATGGTGATATTACGTCATTTAGTAAAGCAATCGCTAGAACACTTAAACGTTATGTGAATGAAGAAAAAATGTTATCTAGAGCGCAATGCTCAGAATGCAAAAGCACAAATCTTAGATTCGAAGAAGGTTGTATGAAATGTATTGACTGTGGAGATTCAAAATGTGGTTAATATCCAGATAAATAACCATAGCAAAAACACTAAGCTATGGTTAACAAATACATCAAAAGTCGAAAGGATTTTTTATTAGAACAAGATTTAGGAATGGAAGCAGCACCAGCGGAAGCTGCTCCTGTTCCTGTCGCTACTACAACTGTTCCATCGTTTAAATTTATTTTTATAGACAAAAAAGATAAAGGGTTCAAGGAACGAGACAAATATCCAGATGGAAGTAGTGAATTAAATCTGCCTACTTTTTCTACAAAAGAAAAGGAACTTACTGATTGGGTAAATAAAAACATTATTGATTCTCCAGAAAAAGCTGTATCTGACGCTGTTCTTAAAGTAAAGCGACAGAATATTATTGATTTAGTCAAAGGAGAAAAATCAAACATAGCAGATGATGATATTCCAAATATTGATAAATTAAAGAACGCAGTTAATTCCGATATATTTGGAAAAAGAGAAGCTGAATTATTAGTAGTCTTTACAGAAGATGGAGAACCTACCACTGAGAATATAGAAACTACATTCATAAAATATAACGTATAATGCTCTTATCATATTCTGACTTCATAACTGAGAATCAAAATAATGAGCAAGACTTTAATAAGAATCTAGCTGAGAAATTAATTGATCAATTAAGATCGAATTCTGAAAATAATTCATTTTCTTTATCTGGAATGGATTTTACTACCCCATTTACTTTTAAATTAACTGTGGATGTCCGTAGAAATTCTAAATTTAATGTAGAGTCTGATGAACATTTTAAACAATTACCATGGGAGAAATTCAATTTTTCTAGAGATGGATATGTAGTTGATGCTAATACCACAATTAAAGGAGATGAAACTCCAATAATTGATATTGTTCTTGTTTTAGATCCATCAAAAGAACCACACATATTTTCAAAATTACACGGAAAACTTCTTGATATTCTAACTCATGAAACTAACCATTTATCTCAATTAGGTATAAATAAGAATCCTACTGGAGAAGAAATATCAGATAAGGGCGATAGAGAAAAAGCAAAAGCTGGACATCAATACTTTCTATTAAAGGATGAGATTCAATCAATGGTAGAAGGAATGTATGCTAGATCACAACATGATAATGTCCCATTAGATCATGTATTTAATGATTACTTAGAAGCATTTGTACGAGATGAGTACATAACTAAGGAAGAATATGCTGATGTTATGGAAACCTGGGTCAAATATGCTGCAGAACACTACCCTGATTCGAAGTTTTCTGATAAAGCTAGTAAAGTTTTAAACAAACTTTAGAAACCAATTACACCCCATCAGTATAAGAGCTCAAAAAGTAACATACTTATGAGTAAATTTGAAGATTTTAAAGCAGCGTTGGATAAAACCAAAGAAGAGTTGTTCGCACCACTATATGCGGTAGTTGAAGGACTAGAAGATGATGCCGTAAAATATTACGACAATGGCGTCAAGAGTGCAGGTAACAGAGTTAAAAAAGGAATGCAAGATGCTCGTAAGATCATTAAGCCAGCGGATGCTCGTAGAGCATTATCTGATTTACAGAATGTGGCTAAAGATGTTAGACAAGAGATCATTGATGATTTCAAAGTATAAGAAAACAATACACTTAATAATAAGAAAAAAGCCTCTAAAAATAGAGGCTTTTTTATGTCTAGAGTTAAAACCTAACCACATGAGTGAGTATAAGACCTCATAAAAAAAAACAAATAACAAAAACAATATGTCAGATTTTTTTGATTTACCAGAGGAAACGGTCTCGAACACTACCGGAAATGCTTCAACCGCACGAAAAACAGATGAAAACATTTTCGATCCCGATCCGAACTCGTACAATGGCAAGTACACTGCCGTTGGTCGATTAGTACCTTATATGAGAGATAAGGCGAAAAGCAAGTACACTAAGTACACTGCAAAATTTTGGAACCCTTTAACTAGAGAATCACTTTATGTTGATTGTCCATCAAATGTCAGTCAGCCGTCAATTGTATGGAACGTAGGAACAGTGATTGGCTCTCTTAGAAATGAGGAACCAGATCTTTACAAAGAATTGGATGAGAAATTCGGCAGATGGGTTACCCACATGTCTCCTATTTATATTAAGAAAGATCCTCAACGTACTGAACTTGAAGGAACTGTTAAGTTCTACAAATTCAAGAAAATGATTGATGATCTTATTGAAGCTCAACTTCATCCAGAAGAAATTGATGGAGTTGAAACATCAGCGAAAATCAATCCTTATAATTTACTCGAAGGAAAAGACATTTTATTTTCTGTAACTAAGAAAACTAAAACTTTTCGCGACTGGTCTAAGTGTAAATTCTTAGATACTGTTACTCCATTCACATTCAAAATTGGAGATACTACTGTTGTAGCTAAAAATGAGCCTAAAGTTGTAAAGCTATTAGGCGAGTTCCTTGAGAAAAATACTCCAGATATTACTCCATATCTACATAAAGACTGGACGGAAGGTACATATGAGCAAGTTGCAGACGCAATTATTGCATTACTTCCAAGAAACCTAGTTACTATGGTTCTAGCTAAGAGTAAGGATGAAAAAACCAATGCTTTAATTAAAGCAAAGCTTGGAGACGCACCATCAAGTGCACCATCAAAATCAAATGATGATGTTTCTTTTGATGATTCACCAGAAGATTCTGATGAATTATTAGATGAGGGATCAGTACCAGAATCATCTTCAGTAAAAGAAGAAGATTATGATACATTATTTGATGATGTTACATAAAAATAAGTAAAGACAAATGTCAGATACTAAAAACGAACAAGTAGAAGTAGAAACATCTGTAGAAAAAGAAGCTCCCGAAGTGGGAGCTTCTGCTTCTCCAGAAACACAACCTAACAACCTATTATTTGGAACAATCAGATATGATAACGATGATGCCTATGAGAAGTTCTTAGCTGTGATGAGTCCAAATCAAGCAGTATTTGTATTAATTGCATCTGCTAATTTTGCTCAACAAAAAGGAGCGTATAACATTCTAGAATCAGAAGTGCTAGCTACCGCAATCCGTAAAATAAAAAAGTCTTCTAAGAAAACAGAAACAGTACCTAAAGAAAAGTAACATGGAATTTGCAGTAGATGGTAATGCTTATTTAAACATTGCTATGAGCGTCGTTAAAGGCGTAGTTAGACGAGATAGAAGCTATAATGACGTGTATCATTATAACAATTTATTTAACGACCAACCTATACTAAAGACAGCAATAGCTGAACACTTTAGAAAATTCTGTTTTACTTACTTAAGTTCATTAATGACACCACTTGGTAATTCACTAGGTGGTGTTCATTTTGTTATGGATGCAGGTAGTTGGAGAAAAAGTTATGTCAGTGATTATTTCACAGACACAGATTTCAAATCAGAATCAGCACCATCTTCTTTTGTATATAAAGAAGGACGAAAGAAGGATGAATTTGAATACTTATTCTTCGATTACTTCAGAGATGAAATTCTTCCAGGACTAGTATCATGTGGTGTAAAATTCTATCAATGTCCTAAAGCAGAAGGCGATGATCTACTTGCATATCTTGTGGAAACATTAGAAGGAGATATTTTACTTTACTCAGTAGATAAGGACATCAAGCAATTAGTAAATTCAGTAAATAAAAATATTCTTCTAATTATGCCTAAACAATCTAGTCAACATAAGAAAATATTCGTTCCAAAATATTATCTTCCTGGACCAGAGGATACTGTTGATGATGATGATTTTTTCTCAATGACTGATTCTGATATGCAAGGTGGAGCAACTACAATTGAGTCGATAATTAAGTCATATGAACTTAAGGATTATGTTCAATATCAAATTGATCCAGTATTTGAAGTCTTAGATAAGATAATATCTGGAGATAAATCAGATAAAATACCTAGACTTAATAAATTGACTCCAGCTAAAGCTAAGAAGGTATTAGAAGCGACTATGGCAAAATTTGACAATATTTTAGATAAAGTTGATTCATTTGATACTGAATTTCTAGATTTTGTAGTTGATAAAGCTTGTGAAGTTACTAAAGTAAAAGAACAGGATAAACGAGATGATCTCAGATCACATCTAAAATTTAACATTATAACTACACGTCTATCATCTAAAGTGTTCCCTAGTGAACTCACAGAATCAATCAAAGCAGTCTTCGATGAAACCATTGATGTGACTTTTGATATTAGACTATATAACGCATTTAAAAACACCCCGCATAAGTCATGAGACCATTATATGAACGCATATTAGTTAAACCTAGAAAGAAAGAAACTGTAACTGCAGGAGGAGTAGTTCTCCCAACACAAGCCGTAAAACGACCTAATGTTGGAACAGTAATTGCCGTTGGTGGAGGATCTAAACATAATCCTATGATGGTTAAACCAGACGATCTAGTTATTTTTAATAGATATGCTGGAATGGAGATAAAAGTAAAAGGAGAATTACACTATGTGATTCTATCAAATGAAGTAATCGCAGTATTAGAAAGCGAAGATGAAATCTCATTAGACGAATTCGATTAAAAAAATAAAATTATTATGGAAGGAATTGCCGCAATGCCAAAAGAGAGAAGAACTATAATGACTGCTCTTAAACATATGGAAGAAAGAAGTATTAGACTACATAGAGTACTATCTTCAACTAATTCGTTAGTTGAAAAATTAACTAATCCTCAAGGAATACATCGATGTGATTCAGAATCTGAATCTATGATTAAGTCGCCAGTTGATCCTGCCGAACGAGCTGCTCCTGATTTAATTGAGTTGTTTTATAATACGGCCAAAGCAATGGAAGTAACTACTGATCGAATTTTACAGAATTTAGAAGTTATTTCTGAGACTATAGGCTAAGAAGCATTTCCACTAATTCAGGTTGAGGAAATAAGTCAGTTTTGTCGAGGCGAGTATTTGTGTGGGTCCATAGACCTTTAACTTTTCCATAATATGCATCCTCATTAAAATCAAAGGCCTTAATTGCGCCTTTCTTTTTGATTTCAGAGATGAGTCCTTTGTGAATATCGATACTATCTCGTTCTGCAATATAAAGGATTAGTTCTTTAAGAGAAGCAATTTGCTTATCTGAATATTTATGCCATTCAGTATATCCTCTAAAGTCTACTTGAACCTTTTGTGATTTGTGAACTTTAGTTCCTGCCCAAGTTTTTCCATTCTTAATCCATCCAAAGTTACATACTTCTATTCCTACAGAATGTGTATGCATACGTTGAGATCCATTCTTTCCTAGATGCCAGCCATATCCTCCTTCTGGGATTGCGCATATTATTTTACCATCGTGTTGAGAATCTGTTCCTTTAACCGATGGTCCACCTAATACAAACTCAGTTCCAACTGATCCTCTAGAATCTGAAGCCCAATCTTTAATTGTATTGTATGGGTTATGCCAGCCTGCCGTGTGATGTAGGAAAAGATATTCCTTTATCGTGGGTCCTACTTTATATTCGCCTTTAGGTAGATATCGATTCTCAATATGTTGTCCATTAGGTAGTACTATATTTGACTCTGAGATATCAGTAGACGCTAATCCCATCTCATCCCAAGTCTTAGGCCCAACTATTCCGTCTGGTTTAAGGTCATTATCAGATTGCCATCCCTTTAGGGCAACATCGGTTTTTGCACCGAATTCACCATCTGCAGGAATTCCTAAAAACTCCTGCAGATCTTTGACTTCTTTACCTTTACTTCCTAATCGCAGTAACATTTATATTATTAGATTTTTTAGAAGCTTGGAATAAATCCAGTAGATTCAGAACTAAGCTCTCCACCTACTCTAGTAATAGTAATTCTGTTGATGAACTTGTGAATTCCACGTGGGAAGTCTAGTTTAATATCAATTATTGCAGTATTTGCACTAATTACATCATTACTATTATTCTTAGTATCAAGTTGAACTTCATATGTACTAATTCCTCGTGCTGATACTACTGCATCTAAGTAGTTCTCAACAAGTGTCTTAACTCTAAGTCTAACGATCTCGTCATTATAATCGAATAAGTAGTTAAACAATATACGTTCAACATCTCGTTCAACTGTAGATAGACTATCTCTAACGTGAGCATTATTAAGTGCAGAGTTTAATCGTTGGTATGCAGTATTGTTCGAGAACAACAGGATACCGAATCCTCTACGTTTAACAATCAAGTTATGACCAACTGGCTCTAAGAATTCTCTATCCTCATCAGTTAAGTCATACTCAACTCCTACAACTTCTGGATCTGTAATAGCTCCTCGTTTTCCACCAGCTACAATTAAGAATGGTGTTCCATTCTTGAATTTTCTGATGTATAGATTTGAAATATAACCAGCTGCTGGAATCGATAAATTCTTATTTCCTTCTCTAACGATTAAGTTAGGGAATGTAAAGTTCATATAAGAAGATAATGGAACTCCATTTACATCTTCTTCTGCAAACTTATATAGGAATCTTGGATTAAGATCAACCGATCCACCACTTGCGATCAACTGCATTGACACAAGTTTATTAGACGAACTAATGAAACTAGGATCAACTGATCTTTCGAATTGTTTTACTGATGGATCATTAACTAATGCCATTGCTTGTCCATGCATTGCTGCTAGTTTACCAAGGTAATATTTAGATGATCCGCTAATCTCTCCTTCATATGTGTCTACAACATATCTAAAGTCTACAAGTTCTCCATTTGCTAGAGTCTTTGGGATATTAGTATCTGTGAACAAGTAAGAAAGAATACCAGATTGACGATCCGCTGTTGAATTCGGCAATGAGTCAGTTCTGATTTTAAATCCTGCTAGATATTGAGCTGAAAGGTTAGTCACAAAGTTATAAATTCCTTTGTAAACTTGTAGAGTATTTGCAGTAAGGTCTAAACCAGTTACTGTATCTGCTCCAGGCACCATAGTAGTAATTGTGTAATACTGTTCGTATGGGCTCAACAATTCTTCTCTTGATGTAATAGAGATAATTTTAAGCAATCTAATACGACCGTCTGTGTGACGTGCTTTAATATAATGATTGACTTTAATAAATTCATCAACTAATTCTTTATTAAGTGGATTAACTCCAATCTCAATAACATTTGGTTGAGTTACTGAATATGATACGAAATCCGCAGTCAAATCAAACGTGTGTTTGAATGATGATCCAGATTTAATTGTCATACCCATATAATCAGTATTACCTAATGACGTGTAAAGACCAGTACCAATGTTAATATCTACTTGATTCAATAGTGACATGTCCAAAAATAATTGGATTCTTATATAATTAATATCAATTGCAGGTAGACCGGTACTAGTTACAGGTGCTTGATTATCAATAATCTTAACATAATATTCAGTAACACCGTCATTTACAATATCTCCAT